ATATATGTCATGTTGTTCTGGGGTGGGGTGTGAGGGAGAATTTCTATCTCTTTCTCTACCAAAGGCAAGTTGTTCCTTAAAAGGTAAATCGGTGTTATCAAAACACCATTCAAACTCACCACTCGGTATGAAAGAATCCCAATCAATAAGTTTTACTAACCAATTTACTTCTGGATGTTCCCAAGAACTTTTAACAAAGGCATCATCAATGTATTTTGCAAAAAAGTACTTGATGTTATTTCTCTTTAAGAATTCTTGGAGGGTCAAAATACTTTTCATGGTATTAACAACACGAGAAACATCGGTAAGAAAAAACTCCTCCAACATAATACGGCCAAGATCGACATACCTTCTTGTATATTCTGGGTATAAATTTGAATTTGGATCATCTAGGTTTTGTGATATCCACCCAACATTTGTGGGAGAAAAGGGAACCCAGTGTCCGTCTGATCCCTCTACAAATTTTACTACAGAAGGAACTGCTTTTCCTTGTGGCAAAATATCATCTCTATGATCTTCTCTGTAATATTCTGCTCTGTCTGCATGAGACCACATGACTCCTACAACAATTTCATCCGCACCAATGCCAGACTCTATCATACGTTGAAGAACATGGAGAACATTCATCAATATTAGATTGTTGCCTATCGCCGGTATCCCAGTGTTCATTCCTACCATGTTCATCTTTGAACACACGGACTCTGGCCATGAAACGTTTAACATGTTTGAAGTAAATGAACATCCACCAGCAACAAAGTATTTTTGTTCTGGGGATTTGTTTGGAATTTTTACATACTGAATTTTCATTGTCTATTCCATATGTTGTGCTTCAACATAGAGTGTTTGCACAACCGATGTAAGTTTTTCTCTGTCCAAGTCGGTAACAGTATTGCTAATGTAGTCCCTAAGTAATGTCATTGTATCATCTATAGCAAGTTCTACATCATCGCCAACCGCATCATCTTCAAACTCAGAGAAGTCTTCTACGATTTTTAATTCTACACAGTTGCAAGTATACAAAGAATCAACTAGTTTGTCAAACTTTAGGAAGTTCTCTTTCTTTACCACAATAAGCTTAACGCAAGAGCCGACAAGACCAGAAAGATCAAAAGAGCTGTCTCCGTCCATATCGTTATAGAAGAGTTTGTGAAACATTCTGTAGGGATTTTTGATAAAATCCAGTTCGTTCGATTCCGTATCGTAGATGTGAAATCCTCTGTCATCATCGAAATCAGACCATGTAATCTCATAAGGATTGCCAAGATAAGTAATGTTATCCCTAGAAGAACGATGATGGAAATGCCCGCTGCAAACCAAATCAAAATGATCAAAGGCATCAGTATCCATTCCGTGAGGGTTTGGTACACCTTTGTACATTTGGAACCCAGTAAACTCAAAATGCCCAAAACATACTTTGGCATCCGTTGACTTAACAGCATCCATTGTAGTTGTATAATTGTCACTACATATCCAAGGGACGAATAAAATTTTTCTTTCATCTAACGTTATCTCCGTAACTTCTGGGTAGACATGGATATTGTCATACTCCTTCAACAACAATTCCAAAGAGTTTACGTCATTGGTATTTTTATAATATGTGTCATGATTGCCTGGAATCATGTGCAAAGTCATACCAAGGCGTTGTGCCTGCCCAAAAAAATACTCCTTGCATGATTTGAGTGTGTTGAAGTTTACAAACTTCCTTCTATCAAACGCATCACCCAAATGTACAATAGTATCTATATTGTTTTCTTGTAAATATGGAAAAAAATACTCATCATAGAATTTCTTAAAATACGCATCAAACGCAAGACTGTCTGATCTAGCACCAAAGTGCGTATCAGTAATTAGTGCAACCTTCATGCAATAGCCTTATTCATCATGTGTGCAAACATGTCATAGTATCCACCCTTTGATAGTAGCACACTCTCATAGTTTCTTCTGTATTCAGAAAGTTTATCTGCCATAACAGACGGGTTCTTTAGTTCGATAACCTTTTCTCTAAAATCTTCAAAGTCCTGCACCCTTTGCCAGTCATCAATATTATATGTATTATTCTCATCATAGTTCTGGTAAACAAAAGGAATCATACCAATCGCCAGGGCCTCAACATACCTTGAAGTAGTGGCGGTAGGGTCTTTCCAGTTGAAACAAAGTGTTGATCGGCATGGTTCTAGTTTTGGGTACAACTGATTCCAATTTTTAATCCACGCAGACTGTCTTTTCATTCCAGAGGGAAACCCACCTATCAAAACAGTAGAGATGTCTGGGTCTCTGTAAATCTTTCGCAATACTTTGCCACGATCACACCCGTCTTTCATTCGACCCCAATAACCAAAGTCGTGGTTATGTGTTCGTCCAAACATTTCAGATATTGCATTTTCAAATCTATCACGAATAAAATGATACTTCATTCCGTGGATGTTGCCTGGAAAATCAATTTCATCTATGACAACAAATTTTTTGACGTTTGGCAGAAAACTCCTATAAAGTTCTTCGGTGTCACCTCTGTCACTTCTCCAAATGATCACTGTTTTACCATCAAAGAAAGGTGCAATCTTTTCAATATGGGACTGAGACTTTGCCAAGTCTTTGGGGTTCATTTGTAACTCACCATGATATCTAAACTCACTATCACTAGGAATTACAATTACATCTGCCCACTCAATAGACTCTGGTGTACGGACTGGTCGAGTATGGTCAAAAGAAATATTGTATGTGCCATACTCATGTTGTGGATTATTTCTCATCCACTGTACATAGTTCTCCAAGAAACTATCCAACACAGTTTCCAGTGGGCCATTGTACTTTACATTAGATCGCAATCTGGCACAAGCAATTTTCATGATAACTTCACTCGGTCTCGCAAACTAGTGGAAGAAAAAGAGTGTTTCCTATTGGTGAATACAACAGGTATGTTTAATTCGTCACCAGTAAATCTTTTGTCCCTATAATCTTCACCGACAAACCGTACATCAATTTTTTTAGTGACAAGAATATCCATCAGGCATGTCTCACTTGAGTACGGAATAATTTCATCCACATACTTCAACCCGTCCAGTTGTATAAATCGTTCGTATACAGACTGCACCGGCGAGTTCTTACCTTTTCTGTCTAAGCTGGGGTCAATCTGCAAACCAACAATCAAGTAATCACATTTGCTTGATGCCTCTTCCAGCATCACAACATGTCCAGCGTGCAACAAATCAAATGCACCACAAGTAAATCCAACTATCATCGTATAATATCTATCTTATCAATCGTGTCACGGTTCCATACCTCCAACTCTTTTCTTATTCTACCATCAGAATGGAGGTTGTTGTATCTCTTGGTGGCCAGTTTCTTCCACCACTTAATAATTTCTGGCAGTTCAAATCTATCAAAGTTTTCTGCCTTTGTCAATGTGTCTGTTTTTCCAAGTAACACATCTTTCACGTTGGAGTATCCATACTCTGACATGTAAAACCGTTTGTTTGTTGTTACATCAGTGGATGATTTGATAGTGTCGGTAAATCTTTTGTACTCTTCGGCATCATGTTCCTTGAGAGATGCCTTAACAATCCCAACCATCTTGGTTTGATACTTTAGTTTGCGACTAGATGCACCCTTGTGAATCAAAGGTTCTCCGCCGTTTCTTTCCTCAAACCAATCTCTTAGGTGAAAGTATATATCTTCACCCATAGTCAACAAAAATGATGACATGGTGTCACCCTTGTATCTTAGATAAGGGCGCATACCATCATACATAGATGCACCCTTTATGTTGCCATAAAGAGATGTCGTCTCAAACAAACAAAACTCCGTGTCATACTTCTTGTTCAACATCCTGCGAACATCATGGGAACAACAGATTGCAGCCATGAGTTTACCCCCAAGATAGTTGAAACCAAAAGGTTGAACGGGCACAATGTTGAACCCCATGATTGCACGTTGGTTGAAAATTCCCAGATCGGGAACACCGCCGAGGTAGTCGTTTCTGGGTTTTGAGTTGATGAGGGGGGAACCCATCTTAATAAACCCAACGGCTTTATTGGTGTTTGTTTCTTTGACAATCAGTTTAAGAGTTTTACCTGGCGCCTCATCGGGGGAAAACGAAGCGGTCATCTCCAACATCTGATCAAAGATTTCATTGTTCATTTGAACAACTTCAAAGTCCAAGTCCTCAGGCGGTGTGTCCCATAACTGGAACATATCGTCTTCAACACTCATACCAAACAGGGGCGGAGGCAAAGCCTTCACCCGTTCAATTTTTCTTGCACGAAAGTAATCGTCTATCCTTCCAAACTTGGAAAAATAATCAATAATTAGCTTGCTCGCATACAGCGAGTCTTCTTTGGATAGAATCATACAGCAGTCATGAATTGTGGAATAGGTCTATTAGTCCACTTAGAGAAGTGTGCTTTGTATTTGCGATAGTAAGCTTGATATGCTTCAACAAAGTCATCACATTTTACATCATCTGGCATTGCTTGTGGTATCTCGGTCATTGGCCCGTCTGGAATATTTCTTGGTACTGACTTGAGTACATCACCGAGTTTTGTCCAACATGCATGTTGTTTACCATAACGATGTGTATATTCTTTTGCAAGTGATTCCCACAACCCATACAACCAGATATAGTTTGCCACGGTGGTTCTTGTCCAGATGGCAGTAGGATGATTGATGTGAGATGCTTTATACAATGTGTTTTCCATCATATCATCTGGATGTTTCCATCGCTTGATGTTTCTACCATTAGCAGTTTTGCCAAGATAGATAGTACCATCTAACACACGATGTGCAGTAGACAACAGTTGTGGATATTCAATGTTCATTTTCACAACGTGTTTGTCGTTGTGAAGTTTTGCAGCTACAGTGTAGTTGCGGTCAAGTCCAAATGCATTCATAATATATACCCCCTAGTATTTGTATCATTATACATATGTTGAGAGCAGATGTCAAGAGTCTTTTAAAGCGTTAATTTTTTCTTTAGCTAAGTCCATTGCTTCCTTGTCATTGAAGTATTTTGGTCTGCGTTTCGGAACATTCTTAGATTGATCGGCAAATTTCTCGTTCATCTTATCAGACTCTTCAATTTGTTTCTTCATATATTCAAGAAATTCATTTGATCCACCGTCCTCTCCGAGTTCATCTAGAATACCATGCAAATCGAGACTCTGAATGTATCGATATTTTGTATCTAGTTGTTTCTTTTCTTTTTGAATACGCCGAAGAAAAGCATAATAAGTGATCTGTGTAAAATACGCAAAGGGGTTCTTGGATTTTTCTGGGTCGAAGTTATGAATATATGTGATACAATTTTCAATACCATCAAGGATCATTTCTTCTCGGAAGGTGTAGTTTACAAAGTTAGATTTGTAAGCCAAGTGATTTGCAATCTTAACGAAACACTCACCGATGTAATTTGACACTCTCGGTTTAGGTTCGCCTTTCTTTTCGGCTTCATTTACTTGTTCTCTGTATTCTATCATTGCCGCCAAAAACTCTTTGTTGTTGACGTAATGTCTGTTCTCAGTTTTTTTGCTCATAATAAAAGTCCTTTAATACTTTATAACACAAGTATAATTTATTTTATAATAAATGTCAATAGTGTTTTGAAAGCCCTTGACAGGTGCTCAAAAAATCATTATAATTAGGATGTGCCATTAAGGGATATTAAGCCTTAATGAATTTGATCATTTCCTTTATCTTTTAAAGAATTCATAAATTCTTCTATGGACAAACCGTCTTCAAATTCTGGTTCAAAGTCGTCCATGGCGTCCATAAAATCCAACCCTTCTTTTTTGTCTTCCATATACCCCTCGGTCATCTTGTAGAATCCCTCTTCATAATGCTGACTGAGCGGCGAAATAGAAATAATTTTATCTTGTTTAATAGAATAAAATTCGGAGTCGGTGAAAGCAATCCAAGGGCGCAAAGACAAAGCTTCATGTGTGGAGTTAATTTTTACTCTAGTAACTTCTAGAGGTATGGTTGTTTCTAGATGTGTTTCTGATTCAGATACAATACCAGCAATAAGCTGCATGCCGTTATCTAAACAAATAATACTAGGTTTGCATTTTACCATTAGAGTCTATCCTTATAACTTTGTATTCAAAATTTTCTTCATTGTATAATTTAATTCTTTCAAGGACATGATTTAAAGTATAGTTCTTTTTTGACTTCCATGATAAATCATCACCAACATCAAACAAGTTACAACTTGACTTGTCGTTCCCCTTTCTCAACCCCCTACCAATAGACTGCAAGTTTCTAATCCTGCTTTTACTTGGAGAGGCAAACACTACATTGTGTAGGTTTCTAATATTTATACCAGTAGAAAATGTACCATATGAGGCTACAATTATAGTGTCTTTTGATTGTTCCGTCAACTCACGAATCTTCTCCCTTTGTTCCGTCTCAGTGCCTCCGAAAACAAAGTACACCGATTTATCAGTCATTCCTTTTATCATCTTGTATAAGACATCGCCGTGTTTCTCTACATACTGATATAAAACCAACGTATTGCCCTTCTGAGAGGTCGCCAGCTTCGCCAGGATGTCATTGCGTTCTGGGTTAGATACTAGGAAGTCCATTTCCTCTTGATAAGACATTTTGGATACAAGTTTTCTTTGTTCATCTGGGTATCCAATTATCATACAGATGATTTTAAGTTCTGCGAGTTCCTTTTTGTCCATCAATTTTTTGGTTGAGGTCACCTTGAATACTGGCCCAAACACACCCTCTAAGACAAGTTTGTGTGTCTTTGTGCCGTCTAGCGTACCAGTAGTACCTATTCGGAAACGAGCGTTTTTACATTTGTCCATGAGTGTCATCAAAGACTTCGCTTTGAATAAGTGTGCCTCATCACCGTAGACCACATCAAACTGACTGAACCATTCTTGTGGAAATTTGTATATAGATTGCCATGTAGAAATAACTACATCGGCGTTGTTGGATTTTTCTTTCCCGCCATAAATTCTGTGACAGTGTTTTGCCACGTTGAACCCGTTGTTACTTGAGTAGTCTCGGAAGTCACCGTACATTTGTTCTACCAGTGAGGTGGTGGGTACTACGATCAACTGTTTGCGCCCCAGAGCTTGATGATATCTAATCAACGAGTAAATGATAAGTGACTTACCAGATGCAGTCGGCGACAACAACAGAGTCCTACCAGAGTTTATCGCCTCATGAATAGCAGACTGTTGGTAGTCTCTGGCCTGAATAGGTTTCTTTTGACTGTGAAGTTTAAGGACATTACAAAACTCGGATACTTCTTCTTTAGAAATCTTTTCACCGAATGGTTCAAGATCGATCTGAATCTCATACTCTAATTGTTTGGCAAACTTAATAAGATAGGGAACCAAACCAATATAGAGTTCGGCCTTGTTCACATTGTACAAACGAATTTTGCCATCCCAATACTTGTTTCTATAGGATGGCATAAACTTGGCGCCAGGTACTTCAAATGTAAAGAAGTCTGATATCTCCCGTCTGATACTATCAGATGCTTCTACATAAACATGAACGTTGTCTTTTTGTTTTACCCAGATCATATGAGCCCAGATTGCATTTTCGTCCATTCAACAGCAGTCTTGATATCCCAACCTCTGCCATTCAAACTGCGAAGTACTCTGTCTAGAAAATCAACAGTAGTCTCTAGGTAGTAAACTTTATCTTGTTGTTTGATAACATCTGAATCACTGTCTAGTTGATCTCGCATATCAGACCTAAGAATGGCATTTTTTCTCCAAGGTTCCCACCCCAGAGAATCAAGTTCTTCTTTGGAAAGTTCTCCACGATAGTAATCTGACTTTACTCTTTCAAGTCTTTTTAAGTCAGCGACTGCCTTTCGGAGTTGGAGTTTTGTGTTTGCTAGAATCGTTACATACTTTGAGTGCAGTATGGGAGTCCTAGTTGACTCCCCACCCAAATCTAATTCATCAAGTTTGCAATCTTCAGCCCACATAGACTGAAGTTCAATAAGTGTAGCCATAATAAATTAACCAAATTTAACCAACAGATTTAATATTATATATTCGATATTTAAAGGAAGCTAATCCAACAAAGTAAGGGGAGTCTCCTGCTGACTGATCAAAGTCCAGTCCAGACAAAGCAACTGGAAACGCATCTCTGAAGACAATCTCTATGTTAGGATTGTCATTTGAATCTAAGACAAATAAACTAGCATCACTTACTTGGGCAATTGCTTCTTGTTTATCTTTCCTAGCACTCTGCGTTCTCCATTTTTGAGTATTAACATAGTCGGTGAACTGTCTGTGTTTTTCTGGGAATCCAAGACCAATCATCCAGTTATACAACTCTTTATAATTTGTCATATCCTCTTGAATCAAAAAACGAATGTTTAAATCACCAAAGGTAATTTTGTCGCCTGGATATGGAATATCAGATAATGGGGTATTCTGTACTGGAAACCCCATATTTACATCTGGAATGTTTGCTCCCTGACAAAAGAATGCAACATGCGGGATGTTATGCACTTGGAATTTAAATCCATTCGGCCGCAAATAGTCTAATTCTGAACCAGACTGAGAAGTATATGTGCCGTTATTTACCGAAATGGTTGGAGTGTAAGCCATTAAAGACCTCTATTCTGTTTAGGATGCCATCTTCCATACATACAGTGAACCAACTCATGACCTATAAATTCTGGTTGATAGGACACCGCTGGGTCAATGATATAAATGGTGCAGTTGTTTGTAGCTGGTGACACTTTTCCAAATGCTGCAACCTTCTTCGCAGTCTCTTTGTCCATGTGCTTAGAAGCTTCCTTTTCCATGGCTTTTTCACTTTCTAGCACCACAATCGTGACACCCAAAGAAGTCTTTTCATACTCCTTTTCCTCAAAATAATAATCGTCTGCACCCTTTTTCGGTGATTGGTCACACGATGCAAGGAAGAGTAACAACACTGGCAGTATTAATTTTTTCATGCCACTATTTATAATGATTGTGAGCCATAAAAAAAGGGACTCCGAAGAGTCCCTTAAAACGATCCCTTATGGGGATTCTTTTTATTACATCAGGTTAGTAACCTTGACTGAACGGTAGTACTGGTTACGATCAGCAGTGAAAGTATCTGCGTCAGTAGCACCACCATCAGTAGTAGTGACGTAAGGGTTAGCAATCATACCGTAACGAGTCTTGAAGCCAATCTTGGGCTGGAAGGTGTTAGGATCGATTGCCCGTACCATCTGGAGAGGTACATAGGGGCAGTAGAACAGACCGGCGTCATAAGGTGAAGTACCCTTGTAACCCGCAACGTAGAACTGAGCAGAAGCACCAGTGTTTGCAGAGTAAGGATCAATGTATACCTTATAACGACCATTTAGTACACCAGCAAAAGTGTTACCAGTGTCGTCAACATTCAGGTTCGTGTTCAACGCAGGGTTGTAATCAAGTACACCAGCCATAGACAGGGCAGAAGCAACATCTGAAGAACAGATGATGAAGTTACCCTTCCCTCTACGAGTGTCTTGTGCAATTACGTTAGCATCTCTTTCGATGTTGAAGAGAAGACCCTTGAATCTTTCAACAGACCAGCGACCATTTGAATCTACGTCAAGGTCGAAAGTACCAGGCGTTGCAGTAGAAGCAGCACCAGTCTTAGCGACTTTGTAGATTGTACGGATCACTTCACGGTTGATTTCAGCAAGGATTTCCTGAGACAGAATGTTTGACAACTCTGACTCAGCGTCCAGACCGTGAACTGCCTTGAGGTCTTGCGCCAATTCGACAGTGTATTCTGCCTTCAGAGCACGAGACTTAGCAGTTACAGTGGTCTTCTCGATTGAGAATGCCATCTGGTTCAGTGTAGTACCACCCGAATCACCGAATACTTCAGCGGCGTCACGAGTTACACCAGTACCCGTGGTGTAAGCACCATCAACGGGGTTAGAACCAGCGTGAGTACCAGTACCAGAGAAGTCTGTGTCAGCTTCGTTGAACAGAGCTTCATCACCAGTCTGTGAATCATAATGCGACTTCATCGCAAAGATCAGACCAGTAGGGCCAGTCATAGGTTGAACACCAGCAACGTCATATGCCATCAGGTTAGGCAACGCACGGCGAACGAGAGAGATCAGGATCGGATCGTAGGTATCGATCTCACCAGACATGTTGTTAGCGTGTACCGCTTCAGAGAAAACGGCTTTCTCTTCACGGAGAGCCTTTTCTTGGTTCTCCAGAATTACAGAAGTTACTGCCTTACGATAAGGGTCAGCAATCTCTTGCAGATCGGGATGATCCAGAACAGGACTCCACTTTTTTTGGATTTCTTCGGAAAGATACATTGTAGTCTCCTTGATTTTGGTTTTTGTTTTTACCTAAGTTTATTTATAAAAGTTTTACTTTTTGATTTGTTTTGAAATAGCCTGAGCATACTTATTGATAGATGAACTTTCCTCAAGGAAACTAGAGTCAACTGTATCAGTCAACTTTTCATCTTCAGTTTCAACACTTTGTTTGGGGAAATAGTTTTCCTTAACAACGGAAACCTTTTCAGCGAACAACTCTGAACTACCGAAGTCTACATCAACAAGAAGTGAAGACAGTTTTTCTGATTCTGTCATTGTCAAATCTTCTGAGGCCTCAGCGATGATTTTCTCACGCATCATTGTCTCTTTCTCAGAAGAAAGGGCAACTTCACGCTCGATACTCTCGTTGAGTTTTGACTTTAGTTCTTCGATTTCGCTTTCCATTTCACCAAGTACATCGTACTTTTCTTCGGGCACTTCAATGTAGTGTTCGGTGAAAACAGTTTTCAGAGACTTGATAAAGTCTTCTGTAATTTCTGTGCGGAGACCACGCTCAATGGCGAGCTCGTTCTCTTTCATCCAGTTCTCAGCAACATAGTTGAGGTAAGAATCAATTTTCTCAACCATTTCTTCTTTGAACTGTTCTTTCTCGGCAGCAAATTCTTCAGCAAGTTCTGCCTGAATTGATTCGATCTCATTGGCAAGGCGAGCAGTAACAACTGTCTCGAAAAGATCAGCAGCCTTAACCTTGAAGTCTTCTGAAAGATGTTCTTCGTCAGCAAACAGATTCATGATGTCGCCTTCAAAAAGATTTTCGGAATCGTCTTCTTCTTCTTCGATTTCCTCTTCTTCTGCAACAACTTCTGTTTCTTCCTCTTCAGAATCAACTTCTTCTTCTGAAATTACTTCGTCTTCCTCAGACTCTTCTACTTCTTCTCTTGCAACGTTGCCCTTAGATGAAGCCTGTGCAACTACTTTGCGGGGGTCTTCTTCATCTTCAAAGTTGGGGGCATCGCCTGCACCTTGGTTTGTAAGCTCACCAGACTGACTCATCTTGTCAGCAGCAGCCTTACCTACAGAAGATGTCAAACCACCATGCTTGTCACCTGTACCAGAAAGGTCTTGCATTTCTGGTGAAGGGTTAGAACTGCCTTGTGTAGGATTCTTGGAATCACCAGGCGTTGCATTGGGCTTCAGATTTTCCGCCGCAGCCTTCTCTTCCAGTTCATTGACTTCTTCAGCAAGGTCAAGAGCTTCTTCAATCTCTTTGCCTTTCTTGAGAAAGTCTCTGATTTTACTTTCTACGCTCATGATTTTCTCCTTTGAGATTTTGCGTTACTGATAATTATTTATACAAAATTATATTTTAGATAGACGATCTAGGAATGAACTAAACACTGCAAGTTTCTGTTCCTCCAGTTCACGAGAACTAGACTTTTTAATAACAGATTGTGCAATGTCCATTTCTCTTTCAGTCCATACACCGTTTATCATCATCCATTCTTTGTTCTCCATAATACCTCTAACAAAGGCATCTGGAGCAGAAGGGTCTGCCACGATATCAGCAGCAGTCGAAAGAACAAAATCATCTTGTACTTCGTTGATGCCGTTCTTCTCTTTAAGTGAACCAAGACCTCTTGAACTCACTCCGAGTTGTGCGCCTTCATCCATTAAATTCTTAACGATATTCCCCATAGGAGTGTCTAGGATTTTTGCCTTGCCAATCCAGTTATCGCCATCTTCTTTCAAAGAAGTAATCATATGAGATACACGATCTAGATTCAGAGTCGGGCCTTCTGGATGACCCAGTTCACCCATCGCTCTCTTCTTGTCGATCTGTTCGGTTCGGTATCTATCTACTTCTTTACGCATAATCTCCTTGGGATAAGAACGATTATTGCGATTGGTGATATTAGATTGCAAGAAAACACCTTCAATGTAAAGGTTTCTCTTACCATTTTTTTCTTCTGAGATATATTGAATATCTTCAGTAACTTCCGTAATTAGTTTCATTAGCCTAGGCCTCCTTGATCTTGATGTTGCTGCGGGCCAAAACCAGAAACCTTTGACAACTCCAACCAAAGAACTGCATCACCGTTTGAAATTGCTACGTCAATGTCTTGATCATTTTCTGTGTTCTCTACCCAACCATACCAATCGGTGAAACCAGTGCCGTGGACATGCATGATATCAACACTGTTACGAGAGATAGTTACTGAGGCGTTTTTGTCACAGTTCCAATGTACTCTTGTGATATTAACTTCTGGAGAAGTGGCGGTCTCGGTGGATTTTTTAATATCTACGTCAAGATCAATAGAACCACTATCCCCACCAGTACCAGAACAACGAACAACGGCCTGTACTTGGGTCAGTTTTAAATTGGATTTAGCGAATGCCATCTATCGTCTCCGTTACTTTTTCTTGTGGTTACCGTGAGATGATTCTTCAATCACCTCAAGAGCATATGTTTCGCAGTGCTCAATACCATGTTCAAACATGACTTTGTACCACCAAACGTTTCCGTTAGCATCTGGTTCCGCATGTTCACCCATAATTGGTTTTCCTTCACCAAACTTGGGATGTACCACCTTTGTAGCACACATGTGAGTCAGTTTAGGTTCTTCGGAACCACCCTGTTTGGGTGGAGTCTTATCCCCTTCGATGCCATCTTCAGCAGGATGGTTTGCAATAGGTTCTTCTTTTGAAACCTTCTCTACGGGTTTAGCTTCTTCACGGAAATCTCTAAACGTCTTCATCTGACTCTTCCTCTGATTCTTCTGGGGTTGCTTCCAAACCCATCTTCTGCATTTCTGGATCATTAAAAATAGCAGGAGCAATTTCGGATTTTCTTACCGCAAGCATGTCATCAGCACGTTTGTTCATCATTGCAAAAAAATCATCATTAGCACCAGCGAGGTCACCATCAGCCCATTTATCCATCATCTGTCTGATAGAATCTTGAGGACTAACCTCGTCCTGTACTTCCAACTCTACTGTTTCTGCTTCACTCATTTGAATCTCCAATCACATTATCTTCTGGTTGACTTGCTCCAATCTGTTTGTCCATCAAAGCAATTTCTTCATCGGTAAATCTCAAGATGTTTTTCTGAACATACTCTTTACTGAACAACTGTCCAACGAAAGGTGCAACGTTATTCAAAATTTCTATTCTACTTCTCAAAACCTCTTGTTCTTTTGACTCTGTATAGTAAGCATCTGACGCAAACTTATACTGAATACTTTCTCGCAATTCTGGCCATTCTGATTCATTTATGACTCCTTTGAGTATCAACTGAGTCTTTAATAGATCATCAAACACACCAGAAAATCTTCTTCTTAACTTAGAAATAAACTTTGTAAACTTTAATTCATCTCTAGTAATCTCAGCAGATCGACCAAAGTTTAATCCAGTTTGTTGTTCTAGTCTAGAGATAGGAACGTTAAGAGATTGATACAACTTCTTCTGGAAGTAGTTTACGTCTTCAATCTCACCCAAGTTTTGTCCACCAGGCAATGTTTGAATCTCCGTACCTCTGCCACCTTCTTTTCGTGGTAACCAGAAATCTTCAAGCATTGACATGAACTTCTTGTCGTCTCTAATTTCTCCAGTCTCGGAATCGTAAACCAACTTATTACGATACCTATTCATAACATCTTTTAGATACTGTTCCGCCTTATTAGTAGGCAGGTTGCCAACATCTATATAAAAAATTCTTCTTTCTGGAGAACGTGTGATACGATAAATCACTACAGCATTCTCCATCATCCTAAGTTGGTTAGCAGGACGAATTGCCTTGTGCAAAAAGGACAGAGGTATATTTCTGTCCTGATCTACTAGACCAGATGTGCAATAACACACCGCATCTTTACTAACCTTGATTGCTTTGTCGTTAGCAACATCTGTTTTATACATCTGGTTGCTATTCAGAGCAATACCTTTTTCATCATAAACAAAATACTCGTTGACTTCTTTTACCAAAGTTACCTGAGTCTTTGCATCTTTTTCCTTTTTAATTTCCCTGACCTTTCGGATTTTCCTTGGGTCAACGTATCGAATGTCTTTAATCCCATCTTTGGGTTTAGTACCATCCACTACTTTGTGGAAATAAATTCTACCATCAATGTACCATCGTCTGAAATAATCTTGAGCTTTAGTATTAAAATCCAAGATAGTCATGATATTGTTAAACTCTTCCGCAATAGCCTTCTTGACAGTGGCCGGTTGAGAAACATTATCCAGATCGATCTGTACTGGTTTTTCATCATCAAAGTTTGATATAGCATCGTTGACCACATCTTCAATAGCTGCGTCAACATCTCCCATCATGGAGATATCTCTATATCTTTTAATTAGCTGACTTTCATTATTGGCAGTACCTTCAATATCAAAGTATGTGCCGTAATATCCACCAGCCTTAATAGCCTCAAGCGATCCGTCATCATGGGGAGCTACGAAAGACTTCTCTCCCTTAGATGGTTTGGATCGCTCGATTGTGTATCCAAACAATTCCATAATTTACCCTAGTTACTGAGACTATATTAAGCTACATCGTAGGATGTATACTGGAAAGTCACCGTAAACTCTTCAAAAATATCATTTTGTGCATAGTTCAATGCGATTTCTGACATCTGAATCGGAAACGCATTGCGAAGGGTGTAAACACCACCAGGCAATACAGCGTCATTTCGATCTAGATGTTCAACAATAACATCCGTTTGGTAATCACGAGGTGTAAGAACACCAGTGTTGTCTTCACGATTATTCATTCCGTCCATCCATTGTTCAAATGGTGTTCTAAGACTGAACTCAGAATCGTTTACAACCGTAATTGTCCACGGATCAAAGATACGTTCACCAGCCAACTTAACCTCACGACCCCTATACTGAATGATAGCGGGGTTTACGTTGGATGCTGGTAACGCAGCGCCCGTTACAAGCAGACTATAAGAGGGATCAACACCAGCCACATAAGAGGGAAAACCAAGTTTCACTCTAAACTGGTTAGGTCTTGCACCTCCGGCGCCAAGTCTTGACTTAAACTCTTCAATATTCATCTAACTTTTCTCCTAACTTTCTGTTATTTATTCTTACTATTAAGCGCCAAGTTCTTCAAACGAGATGCCAGTTCTAGTAGCAATAAACGTCAGCGTGATGAAGTTAATAGACTTAGCAGGTTTAACGTAAATGTCAGCTCTAAATTCATTAGAGTCAACAACCTGTGGAGTGTTATTTGTCTCGTCACAAACTACACGGAAGTCGTAGATACCTCTGCGACCCTGTACGTCTCTCAAGAACGGTTCTACCAGTGCAACAAACTGCGCTCTTGTGAATGCATCGTTGAATTCAAACAACTGGAATTTAGCAGCAGTTGCAATTGCTTTCTCAAGAACAATAAACAATCTGCGAACGTTGATTCTATTGAAGGCAGAAGGTTTACCCAACATAGTCTTGTCACCGAAAAGAACGATACCAGCTTCTGGTGTGTTCATTACGGGGTTAATTCCTCTAGAGTACAGTGTGTCTCTAGCAGCTTTTCTCGGAGACCATGCAAGTTTAATTGCATTTTTAATGATGCCACGATTCAAACCAGCAGGAGAGAACCAAGGATCATTCCCCTGATCAGTAACAACACAACAACCAGCAACGTCACCATTAAGGGGAACATATACATATCGGTCATTGTACTTGTCATACTGATATTTCCAACCACTATCGAAAACACCATAAGATGATCTAGTATAAGCACCAAAGTCGGCCTGACCAGTAATGTCTGTAAGTTCGTCACCCTCGTTATTAACAACACTTGATCTCTGCGGCGAGATAAATGCAAGACAGTCTTTACGAACTTCAGCGATATTGTCAAGAACAAAATCACCAACAGTTGTTGGATGTGCTGAAGTCAAGACAAGAGCAACATCAACCAATTCATCATTGGCGAACAGGAGGTATCCATCTTGAATATCTCCAGTTGCCGGATCGTCATCAACACCACCACTCAAAGAAAGAGACTGGTCTGTGTCACCTATCACCAAAGTGTCAAAGACGATTCCGCCAGAAGCACCAGCAGTACTTTCGCCCCAGTTTGAACCAACAGTAGGATGATCCATCCACCAAATATACTTAGAACGATCATTGATTACGTTCTTGTAGTAATTGGTCTGGTTGAGATCGTCTTTAGCATCTCTTGCTTTAGAAACGCCTGCAAACTTCTCAAGGATAGTACCAGCACTACCACTGATGCCACCATCTTCATCGATGACAATTATGTGCATTTCATCGTATGAAGAACCGTTTTTCTCAGCCCAAGTTGTAGATGTGGGGATTGAATCAAACTCGTCTCTGTATACCCACTCCGATGTAGGAAGAGAAGCGGTAGCAGTCAAAACTACATCGGTTTCTCCACCCTGACCATCGTCTTGTTTACAATTAAGAGTTACGGTTGGAGCAGTAATGTAACCGAAACCAGAATTGGTAACAGTGATGGCATTCACTACACCGGCAGTGATAGTTGCTGTTGCAGCGGCATTGATTCCACCAGCAGGAGCATCAGCAATATTTACTGATTCTACGCTGAGGATATCAACGTTGTTGGCCTGACTGCTATCTACTGCAATACTTTTAATACTTGTAGTAGTGATTGAGGAAATGTCAGCCATCTCCACTTTAATGTTATTGCCAAGTGAACCAGCATATTTTGCAGCCCAAACACCGACAGAGGCAGCACCATTTGCAAACTGTTCTTGATAATTATCTTCGTTGGTGATCAAAAGGCCTGATGCGTCAGCAGTAGCATTTCTAGCAGCAGTCCCAACTTCTCTTACAGTTAAAAGATTTGATCCGTAAGCCAAGAAACTAGCAGCGGTCATAAAGTCATAGTAGACTTCGGTAGTAGGCCTACCAAATCTTTCTACCAAATTATTTTCTGAATCAATTTGTACAATTTCGTGTACGGGGCCCCACTGAAAGTTACCAACAATTCCACCAATCGTAGTTGCGACTGCTGGAACAACGTTGGTAAGGTCTCTTTCTTGGACTAAGACGCCAGGTGAAATCTGGAAAGCCATGTTGTTCTCCTTCGTATTTTGGTTTAAATACTAATAAATAGTGTTCCTGAGAATTATTTATAAAAAATCTTTTCTCTCATCTGCCCACATCCAGTAGTCACCATCAATGACCTCTGCCTCTACTTCAAGTCCATTTTCTATGAACCCGAATGGAGTCAGATCGGTTTGTATTGATCTCATTTGAGCGTTATACAATCCTTCTCGTATATCTACATCTGTTAAGTCTTTGAAGAACTGTTGAGTTGATAGCCACGCAAACAAAACCATACACATGGCCAAGTCATCGTGATAACCTTCATCAGCAGAAAAGGAACCAGCCTTCTCTACGAATGTTGATAGTTCATTAATGCAATCAGCATCCCAAACTAAAAACTTACTTTCTTCTATTAAACTTTTTAAAGCAAGACAACCCTGCCTTTTTACAGCCTTCGATGTTCTGACACCGAGAGTTGTCTGTTTTCCAAATCCAGGCGATACATACTGTTTATTTTTTTCTTGTACCGTACTAAAAATATTTTCGTATTCTAGTTCTTGGTGCAATATGTCAACTACTTGTTGACCGATATCGTTATTCTCAATCAATACATACGCATTATTATAGTCTTTTGCCACTCTTGCAATAAAGTCTGGATACAGGAGCGGCGCCACCTTGTTGTCTCTAAACTTTCCAACAACACGGAAAGGCATTTCTGTAATATCAACAACAACAAAAGCAGAAAAATCTCCACCTATTCCCCTTGATGTGTCGGTTGTGATTACATAATATTTATTTTCTTTCGGTTCTTCATAAATGTCTAGTCCATCTTTCTTATATATGACCTCTTTGGAAGACATCATAGACAGTGCTTTACCACTAATCAGAGTGTTGGTTGACCCCAAGAACTCACATAAAACTTCCTGATTGTACTTTACTTCACCGAGAAGTTTAAACTGTTCTTCTGCCCACTTCTCATCTCTGCCTGGGATTTCGGTGTAGTGGATGAACATATTTTTAAAACCATTGGTTCCCTTCTCCGATTCGTTCCAGAATTTCCAGAAGTGATTGTAACCCAACGGGGTAGATGTCAAAAGAATCTTTGTAGTTTCACCAGCAGAAATAGTAGGATATACGGAAGCAAAAAACTCATCCGCAATGTTGTTTGGAATGATCGCCGCCTCATCAATGTACAACCAGTTTACAGATTTACCACGAATACCAGATGTCG